ATTCTCTTCTTCGACCACACAGCAGTTTGACCTACAGGCACTGGCTGATGATTTCTCAATTACCATCAAGACTTTGGCTTCTTGGCCACCTAGACTAAGTGGGGTTCTGACGAACCAAATACAGAACTATCTGGTTCATGCTATCCTTGCCGGATGGCTGAGTGATTTCCCGGATATGAACCATACGGACTATGCCAGTATGGGAGCGAGTGACCTTGACGTAATTAAGGAGATTTTGTTAAAGAAAGACTTTAGCTTTGCTGAGGCTGCAAGAACTGCTGACGATACAGAGAAAGAAGGGTCTTCGGCAGTTGATGCTGTTGCCAGAGGTTCTGAAGCTGTTGTAAAGGATCATAGATATTCTTCTACAGAGAGAAGGGGAGTGGATGAAATGGAAAAGGATGCTTCTTCCTCTTCTACTTCAACGAGAAGCGAGGATGATTCTGATAAACAGATGAATGAGCAATCTGCTTTGGCAAGAACTTCGGACGGTGTAGGCAAGGAAGACAATTCTTTGGATGCTGAAGCTAGAGGCTCTGATGCAACAGTAAAGGATGGCAATACTCTTGATGCTGAGGCTCGAAATGAGGATGCGGTAGACAAGGATGAGCAGAGAGGGCTGAAAGGATCAGAGCGTAATCAGGACTTCGTTTCGCAGCATTTTCATCAGGATCGTGTAGACTGGAGCGGAGGCAGGCCGCCTTATGAACTGAGGTAGATTTATTAATCATCTAAATATTTCGAAATATGGATAGTAAACTAATTACTTTGAACTTTAGCATGGAGCAGCTATGCAATGACATATTGGCTCGATGCTATGTGTTGAGCCAGGGACTGGTGGATGATGCCCAGAAGGACATCAGAGCCACTATTGAAAGCCCTGACAGTAAAGAGACTCGCAGTATTATCAACCGCGCAGTAACAGAAGCCATCGGCAATATCAAGGTGGCAGCTCAGCGTTATCTGACCTCAGGTAGAGTAGAGGATAACAACAATCTGGAGCGACTGGTGAAGGGTACAAGAAAGTATGTGTACACCGATAACAAGAACGGAACTTGGACGGAGGTAGTAACCACAAGCATCATCGGCCAGGAAGATGAGGAAGTGACTACTACCGTGAATAAGGCTGGTAATGATCGGGAGGAAAGTATCTATGAGACTGTTACCCTGAAACTGGAGATTCCGAACTGGAATGTGGCTGTGACGGATGCGCTTAAGAGCAATATGCACCGGTATATGGTTGACTATACGATGAGCCAATTTTTGCAGGATCAGTATGCAGACAAGGCTGGACAGTATGGGAATAGTGCTACAGCAGACTTCAATAATATTAAGAGCAACCTGCTGAGCCGGGATAACTATACTTTGAGACGGCCGAGCTTTACATAAGAGGCTATTGGGACAGGCGATAGAATCGCCTGGAACGGTGGCTTTTCTGCTAGAACTTTTTTCTTCTTTCGTTTTAGGTGTGTTTATGGAAAGAGCCTTCGCTTCGGGATTACTCCTGATTTGCGAAGGCTCTTGTTTTTGGGGAACATGGCTTAGAAAGCCATGGAACGGTGGCTTTTCTTTTTAGAACTTGCTGAAACGCCTGATGATTTCGAGGCGCGTAGCAAAGTATTGATTCATGGATTTCATCTTCAGGTATAGGGCGATGCGGAAGAAACGATAGCTGTGAGTAGCCATGTAGCTGGACTTCATGCCGCCCAAGCGACCAATGTAATGCCAATTCTGATTATCATTGCTACCATATAACCACATGATTGGTATGCTGCCAGACGTGAGGGAATGGATATAGCCTGTAATGGAATCAGGTACGTTATCTTCATCGAACTTCAAGGTACGAGTAACTATGATACCATGATACTCTGTTGTATCTTCGTAATCGTAACCCTTATCAAGCACCATCACGCTGCCATCCCTATATTGTATGTAGGGGTGTGGGTAGGAATTGATTGCCGTGAGCACGTTCTGTATAAGGAAAGTGCTCCAGGCATTATCCTTGATAGAATAGCAGAGTGCCACCGTATCAGCCGTAGAGGTCTTACTCGTCTGTGTAACATCCAGGCAGAAGATGCGAGAGTTTTTGTAGTCGTAGATGACCTGACAACGCTGGAAGAACTCTATTGGCGAAGAGGTGAAATCTATGAGTTGACGCATCTGAGCCTTGGTAGACTTGACGGTATCACTATCCTCCTCAGTATCATTGAAGAAGTTAAGGAATTTTCCTAGAGTGCCGGAAATATTGAAGCCGGGACCATCTAAGACATCGGACATGGAAACCACCTGTGACTCTGCTATGCGACTGATTGAGCGGTTTGTGGCGAAAAGCACGGACTGATCTAGCTGTGTGATAGACTTCGGATTGCTACAAACCTCACGACTAATTGGGTGGATGCTGCTATAAGTGCCTTTGGAAGAGACTTCCATCGCCCAGATACCATCGGTAGAGAATGCCATTAATGGGTACTGACCAAACTGACCCTGAGAGAGCGCACGCGTGGTAGAGGCTATTCCCTGTATGGTTCCGATACCTACGGTATTGATGCCATTCAGAGGGAAATAGAAGGCATTATCAGACTCTGAGGTGTAGATCTTATTGGATAGTTCCACGACATCATCAACTGCATAATCAAACGAATCGACCTTATATTGCTCGAAATTGTCGGTGAAGTCACCCATGTGCATGGCTCCATTCAGTTCAGCGCATTGTTCCAGAGGGAAGACGAAGATGACATCATTATCAGAAGAATCCTTACAGAAGATAGCCATTTTATCAGCTCTGGAATCCGGGTAGAACTTGACAAGGTTACTGATCATGAAGACATCAATATCCTGACGAGAGAAGAATTTGTCGCTACTTTCAACATATTTCGTTCCGGAAGTGGTGTTGAGGCTAACTACGATTTTCTGGATTTTGTACCTATATTTCTGGTTATCCGTACTATCATCGTATTTAAGAATGTACAGCCCTGGTAGCATAACATAGCCGCTGAATCCTTGAAACAGTTTCTCTTTCATGCCGTACAGATTGAGGCGGTGGTTATAGACATATCCACCTTGTGCGAAGAGCGAGTTATGAGTTTTGTAATCATCCTTCATCTGTTCCTGTAATGATACCTGATAGACTGCATTCTTGTCTACAGGTAATTTCTTTGTTGTATAATTTGTTAAATCAGAAATTTTCATCGAGCAGACTTTGTAGAAAGCAGAGGTGTTCTTTAATTTGTTACGATAGGCATCTTCACTCAGTGATGGGAAATACACACTAAAACCTGTGTATATTTGTGAATTATGATCAATACCTAAATAGAATAATCCTTTCCCAAGTCCATAATTTCTTCGTTTAGATCTGATGCTTGAAATTTTTTCAGATGTATCAACGTTGGAAATTGGAGGAGTAATAAATACATCCACCGATTTGATGACATCTTTCCATTCTTCAAGTTCATTACGTTTTGCGTCCAGTATGGCGTATCTCAAATCTACATTTCGGGGATAGTAAACGAATGCAACTTTGGAAATATTTACATTTGATGGATTGTTCTTTCCATCCTCACGTACAAGTGTTAAATTATCAGACAGTTTGATGACTCCATCTTTTAAAAACAAGGCATTTGGTAAAAGTACAATGTAACTATCTGGAACTTGTACAGGGATGAATACAGGCGATGAGTGCATAATCATGGAACCATCAAACATTCTATAGCAATATCTAACAAAAAAATTAGCATAAAAACGACCTTTACGAGCAATCAGATTGTTCGTTCGATTGATAAGTGCATAGATGCTCTGTGTAATATCAGATTGCTTATTTTCTTTAATATTAAGACATTCATTTTCTTTTGTGTCATAATCTTCTTGCGTTAATTTTACGGTGTTGAAAACGTCATTACATGAGTAGGTTGTTTGCTGGATAGCTTTACGAAAACCATTTATACTTCCCTCAGCGTCCACACCTCCATTTATGTAATTCTCCGGATAATCATCGGAAATAGAAAAGGTGATTTCTACGAATGGAGGCTTTTGTGGCAGATTTTTATAGCCACCATCCACCCATAAAGCATAGTGAATCCCATCTGTAGCTACAATGATAAGCGTATTGCCTATGGAATTGACGGAAAGAACCGATGCTTCGTAGTCGAAGGACTTGATAGGGGTGGTTGAGCCAAGAGATCCATCTTGAAGAAACCAGTAGATGGCTGATGAGGCTATGGCTATGAGATGGCGGTAATTGCCAGTTTCGTGTACATAAAGAATCTTAGCCACTACACCATTAATGGTGAGTGGCTGAGAGAGGGGTGTTCCTGTGACAATAGAAGGGCGCAATGCGCCATCATGCAGCTCTAGATTGCCGCAGAGGGATAGCGCACCGTTTTCTACTGCCATTTCATCAGGAGTGAGGCTGAGGCCTTTGTATCTAATTGATTGTTGCATATTTCTTAATGTTTAATATTTTACTATCGGCAATGCTCGCTGTCGGCCCTGTTGACGATAGCCAAAGCTGGACAACTGACGCCATCTACATCGAGATTTATAGTTTCATTTGCCGTAACCAGTTCTATCTGCTTAGTACCAGTCGGGATATTCGGTATATAGCTAAGCAAGAAACTGACGGTAGAAACATTACTGGCATGGAGCTGCCCCTTACGGCCAGACAGTTTGATACATTCTACTTCTTTAGCTTCAATATCCGGTGTAGACTTAATGACATACATCTGCTTACTTGGCGTATAGAAACAGAAACAAATCTTATCACCCGGATGGAGATCCAGCAGTTTGCAAGGACTAGACCTCAGAGTGATACGCCCAGAGATATTAAGGGCAAGTCCTCGCTTCTGAACGCGAGGACGATTGAGAATAATGACATCATTTGTTTGCTTCATGATCTGCAGGTTTATGGAGCCAGAAACGGAAATAGTCGTTTTCGGCATCCTGGTTTCGTACTTTTACATATTCTCTGGTAACATAGAAATGCTTCTTGCTAAGAGTAGGGTTGAGGCCGTAATCGTTCAGCATCATAGCTGGCTCTACTCTGCCATCGAAGGAAATCTCATACCAGTAGCGGTGGAGAAAGAACCATGGACGAAGACGGACCTCCTGAATGGTGGTGTAATTACTCTTGTCTGCTCTGCATGGAACGATACTCCAGCTACCATCCTGCCAATGTTCCGTGGTCACTTCTCCACCTGGTGCCATTTCATGTTTCTTGATGATGGACTTCTGGATCTTGACGAGAAGGCAAACATCAGCCGTGAAAACTTTAGCCATCTTGCCATGGCAGAGCATAACGAAGCGGCCTTTCTTATCAGGAAGTAGGCTACGCTGTTTGCCCGGCTTATTGATGACACAGACGGTGGAGAGGAACTTATGTCGAGCCATGGAGAGAAAATCGGGCAGTTTCGCCTTGGCGTGCATGCGGTCGATTACCTTCTGGACCTTTTTGAAGTTTTTCTCTGCCTGAGTCTCATGTATCGTGACTGGAGATTGAGGTAACTGATCTTTTCCCTCACGTATCTTCTTGACGTTTTCACGAACCTGCTTCTTAGTAGGGACTTCAAGAAGATGACCGGTTTTCTTATCGAGTCTGTATCTTGTTTTTTGCTTTTCCATAATGAGTAGTCTTTAAATGTTGCCAGTGTTGAGGCAAATGATTTCAAAATGATGATTCTCACAGATGTCGTTGCCGTTTGCCATCTGATGATTGAAGGAGCAAGGGATATGCTTGTTGTACAGATCACACTGTAAGCAATGTTCAGGCACTTCTTCCTGATCTTTGCTGTCTCCATTATCAGTTGCAGGCATCTTACTTGGTACTGCCCTGACAACACGGCCAAAGTGGTCATAAAGTTGACCGGGAACGATACAGGTTGCCTCACGGAGGGATGGGAGATTGTAACCCATCTGGCGGATAAACCAGAGGCGTAGGTAAATGATTAAACGTTTCAACTTTTTCATATATGATTGATGTTATATATTAATAATGTGGGTAAAGGTACGAGAAAAATGAGGATAAAAAGTGATAACTTGCGCAACTTAGCTTGTTGAGAACCAAATTGCGCAAGAATTGTCAGTGATTACTCGGTTTTACCGTCCTTCTCTTTCTGCTTGTTATCAGTGGAAGGCTCATGCTCGAAGACATCAAAAATCTTGGTCTCGCTGAGGCTCTTCAACTCATAGTCAATAATGGTCTCGCCCATGACTTCATCAACATAGCGCTTGGCACGCTCGATGCTCTTGGCTTGGATAAGGTAGTTGACATAGGTACGCTTCTCCTTATTCTTATCGTCAATGGTGATGAAAGCTAAACGAGCCTTGAACCAAAGATCATCGTCATCATTACCAGAGAAGAAAATCTCGTTGTAGTTGGCAGGGTTGATGTTGGCAATCTTAAGTTCACCAGATACATAGACTGCCATGTTATCGATAATGCTTGCTTCTGCCTCGGTGAAGGAGAGGGCATCAACAACATACAACTCGTTTACCAATTTATCACTTCCATCCTCCTGGGTCTTCTCATAGCGTACCTTGCACTCGAACCATGTGCTTGTACGAGAGCGGAGAGATTGATAATTACCTGTGCCGATGATTTTTTCAGTTTCTTTGTTTACTTTGTCTGCAACATTTTGTGCAGACTCTTCTTTCTTTTCTGATTTTTTCATAATTCTTTGTTTTTTATTTGTTATACAATATTTTATTGATTTCTTCGTCTGAGAGAGGTTTTCCATCCTTGCCGATATACTTTTTCATTTTGAAGATCATTGTACCGGGTGTGGGATTTCGTAAGTAATCATTAAACATCACATTCGCCAGTTCTTCATCAGTTGACTGGAAGAGGCTATGAGGAGGGCATTTGTATGGACGTTCCATGACGTGGTACTGAATGGTGTAGCCTTGTTTGCGAAAGTCTTCTTCCTGAAAATGGATAAGTTGCTTATCAATCTTTGCTTCCTTCTCCTTGATGGTATTAAAGAGAGTCTTCACCAGTTCTTTGTCAGGATCGGGTTTCTTCTTCTCAGAGAAATACTGCTTAGTTGCCACCCGAAGTTCAGCTACCAGGATAAAGAAGTTCCCATTGTCAGTTTGCGGTACGTTTTTTGGTTTAACCTTCATGATGATTTCATCAACTCGCTTTTCCAGTTCAATGGATTGGCGTAGGACGCCTTTATCTCTATGTGCCCAATACTGCTTTTCTAATGTTCGCATAGAAGCTACTAGCTTGCGAAATGCGAGGGCTGCCTGTTCACTCATATTACTTGATGCCTAATGTTTTCTTAATCTTATTGATGCGCTCCTGTTCTTTAGGGAGGAGTTTGCCATGTTCGTCTATCCGGCAGAGGAGCCTGAGATTTGGCTTAATGGTAATCCACACGTGAAGACCATCGTGCTCACGCTTTATCTGCCGTAGTTGGGCTTCTTGCAGTCTTTCGTGCAAATGCTGCTCATGACGAAGTTTACTGATTTCGTTCTGTATTCTGTCCATTGGCATATTCTTCTTCTGATGGGCATTTAATGTATAATGAATCCCATTGGTCTTTACCTACAAATTCAAGTGCTTTATCTACATCTTCAACACAAACAAAATCTAAGTCCATTTTGTTTGGCATATTGCTAATAAATGTATAGCCTCTAGCACATGATTGCATGTATTCCTTAAAATGCTTCTTCTCTTCTGGGGAGAGGTAGGAAGGACGACTGACAAGACGTTCCTCAAAGTGCTGAAATAATCTCACATTATCATCATTGATTCTCTTTACGAATGAGGAGAATGAACGAATAGTTTCATCTGTTTTCTTTAAAGACTTATCTTGTCCCAAATTGAAATCTGCAATTTTTGCCTTGAGCCTTGCTAGAAGTTCTTCCGTATCTTTCAAGCGAGATATTTTTTTGTTGACAGTATCGGAAGCAGAAGCTAATACCTCTAGAGATCTTTCTAGATTGGCATCATTTTTCTTGATAGCCTCTCTGTATTTGATAAGTTCATCACGCTGCTCTTGAATAATTCGACTTAAACGCTTGTTTCTGTCATCGAAGCGAACTTTGAAGTTCTTGTCTCTTAACGTGCAAGAAATGATGCCTAGCGTGATAATGAAGACCATGCTGAGGCAGATAATTAATGTTATTGTTACTTCCATAATTGTATTTTTTTATTGTTCACACTTTTGAATTATCTGTGCTAGAATACTTTCAACACCCTTTGGTTTGAAGAAGCGATTGGCATTGAGGAGAGACAGGGCTTCTTTTGCATTCTTGTTGATCAATGGCAAACGACCTGCTTGATTCTTATAACTTTTATAATCCGCTTCTAATTGTCGCTTATACGCCTTGCCTTTGTCTAGATAGGCTGCTTCAAGTGCTTCTTCTTTCTCCTTATATTCAGAAATGAGAGCTGCTTCCTTTTTGGCATACTTATCATTGAGAGACTTTTCTTTGTCTTCCAACTTTTTCTCTTTTTCTTTATATTTCTGAACAGAGGATTCGTAACTTTCGCGTGAATCGTCTCGCTGCTTGATGCTACGGTTTATCTCGTCCTTCATTTTATCTTCAACCTTCAAGCGCACATCTTCAAAGCCAAGGTAAGACTCAGAGGTCTCAACAGTGCGTCTTGGCTCATCGTCTCGTGAATAAAGATGATCTGTTTGACTACCACAAATTATGTCAAACGTGGATCTCTCATACTCTATTTGCACTTCTTTGCGGATGATAACTCTGGAACCGTCTTTTAGGGAAGCGATGGTCTTATCCTTCTCTTTTACGGTCTCTTCTAATTCCTTTACTCGATTCTTCAAGGTTTCGAACTCTGAATAATCTACATTTACTACAGCCATAATTGTTATGATTTAAATTTAACTTTTATATATTTTAGCATTCTCTATTGGGATGTCGTACCACGGAAGGGAATAGCCTTTATCTTTCATTTCTTCTGGCAATTGACAGCGATAATATTGACCATTGAAATTCAACCATACATCACTCACCTCCAAAATCGTACCTGCTGGAAGCTCTGGCTTCGGCTTAAACCATGGGCGTGGATATTTGGTTGTTTCGTGAACATCCTGAGCGCACTTTGTTGGTTTGATTATTTTTATCTTCATTACTTTTTCTTTGTTTTACGTTTGGTGTAATTAATGTTTTCTATCTGATTTTCGAAGAATGCGATACGTCTATTTAATCTTCGGAGGATGGCACTTCTGATGTAGCGGATTGCTTCTGCATCGAGATACTTGGTGATGTCTTCGTTTGCAATACGGCATATTCCCTGGATGGATATATTCAGCTTTACAGGGCTTTCTAGTATAGTCATGTCGTTTGATGCATCAACTTCTTCTACAATATCTCTGACATTGGTTAGCTCTTCGATGGAGTTGAAGTAATCACCTACGTAGTTGATGGTGTTACGCATTTCTTCATATTCTTCCTTTGTCATACGCTTTAATCGTCTTCAAATTCGTTTGATTTCTTAAAGATGTAATTGCTATCAATTCGTATGCGAGCATCGAACATAATGCATCTGGCTAAAACAAGCAGGATGTGGTCGTTACTGACACCGGAGAACATCGGGAATGAAATGGTACATTTTCTGTTCTGTACATTTATTGTATCAAAATGGTATTCTTCATCTGAATCCTTTATTGGCAAACCTAAGATGCTGTATGTATCATCACTACCAATCTTCGCGAGAGTGAAATTATATTCCGTCTCTTCGCCATCTTCACAGATACTGATATGTACTTTCTTCCAACCATAGAAATCTTTGTCTGATACTTCAAGTTCAAAGCTGTTGTTGCTATCAACATCTTCCAGATCTACTTCTTTCATCATGTCTTCTGCCAAATTGGTGAGCAAAATGGTTCCATCACCTTCTTCTTTAAGATGAGTGAATCCTTTTCGAAGTTCTTGCGCAAAGCTTTCGACACATTTTTTGTTGACGAAATTCTCTATCTCGGCAGTCAAGGATTTGCTCAACAACTCTGAGAACTCAGGCAATTCGAGACGAGTAGAAGGCGCATTCTTCGCCATGTATTCCTTCAACTGCTTTCTGTAAGGTGAATTGTAACCGAGATAGTAGTCTTTTACTTCTTCGAGTGCTGCCTTCATAGCAGCATCTTGTGCAGCCTTCTGGATAACATTCATATCCAAGACTGGGGCGGTGATTTTAAAATCTGTTTGCATAATAATTATTTTTTCTTTGTTTATATTCTTTTTGTGGGACCAGCGATAGAATCGCTGGGAACGGTGGGCTTTTATTCCCTTAATTGTTTGTCTATTGCTTCCTGAGCAAGGATTTGCTGCCATTTGGCTTCATGATAATTTCTTGCCTCCTGTTTTTCTGAAAGCTGTGGATCGCAGCCACCGAAACAATAGGTGTCCCATTTCTCATACTCCTTCATAGTATGTGGAGGTTTGGAGCCAGGAGTGGCTGGAATGTAATCCCTAGCGAACTCCTTGGGGGAAGCTTTATCTATTGTTGAGGCTACTGGGTCGATGATTTCGTATTGAATAATACGGTCCTTTCTCTTTTTAGAAGAGCTGTAAATCGTTCTTACCCAGCAGATATTCCCTCTGTAGCTAGACATGAGCCTAGAGAAATAATAGGGTTTCCATATCCGATTGTCTCTGAAAGCCCAGCAGACGCCTGTAGGGGAATCTACGTTATAATTAGCACTATCTGACTTCCAGCAATGGTTGTAGCCGAGGTCGCTGATGTGGCTATGTACACAGAACTTGCACATCCTCATTTTCTCCTGATCAGCAACCGATGGTGTTGGCTGCATCAGGTTTTGTTTGATGTAATTGCCCATAGATGTATGATTTTAAAGTTCATCCTCCTGTTTAGTAGTTTTACGTTTCCATTCCCCACAACATTCCCAGTGAAAGCGATGATGACCGAAGCCATTGCATGTTCCGCTGTACTTGCTGCCAGCCTTAGGACGGAAGAACTTACAGTTCTTACATGAGCGATGGTTATGGTGGTAAACTAGATAGATGAATGTGCTGGCCATAACTACAAGGCACAGCATGATGATGATGAATCCGATTTCCATATTATTTCTTGTTTTTAATGATTTTGTTTAATACTTGCTTGTTGTGCTCTGTATCATCGATGCTCTGATGATAAGAACTTATTTCCTTAAGGATGCCTAAATCAACTGACAGCATGTAATCATTGACTACTTTGATAAAGTCTTCCAGGGAGCGACAGAGGGCGTATTTATAGCCAGCACACTGCCAGTAGTCCTGGAAACGTTTCTGATGAGCTGTCTGATTGTTTGTCTTGCCATACTTCAGTTCGATGCCCAAGCCATGGAATACTTCTGTACCCCTGTTTAAATATCCATTTTTGCCATTCTTGTATGATGGGAGAGCCAGGATGAGATCTGGAACGCCCGGCACAACTCCTGCTGCAGCGTTGATGGCTATCTTCTTGCCACTGGTAGCACCATCAGCCTCATTCTTGGGATGGAAGAGGAGAGAGGCATAAGCCGGATACTGAAGGCGGAACCAGCGTACACAAGCTATCTGTAGCTGCCCTTCATGTTGCACCTTCTTCTGTTTGGCAGATTTCTTGGTGTATTCAGAATGATTGCCGTTTAGGCGGTCGATTAATTCTTGTCTGTCCATAATCGTATGAATTAAATTGTTTGTTACTTGTATCTTAGTCGCCGAGGATAGACTGGAGATAACTCTGTGTCTTATCATCCAAGTCGACCAGTGACTGTTCTTCTTCTGCCACCGATGGATTCCAGACGATGCCCAGTTTGGCTAGAGTGCCATTCTTGTAGGCATCTTTTACCATCTTTGCCATGGAACCATTCGGGTTCTTCTTGGCGGCTTCTATCCAGCCTAGATACTTCTGCCGTAGGGCTTCGGTCTGTTCTTTCTCCAATTCCTTCTTGCGCTCTTCTTTCATTCTCAGTCGAGCTTCTATTTCCTCGTTGGTTTCCTCGCGTTGAGGCTGTGGAGGAGCAGGTGGTGGAGAACTTGAATGCTGAGGCTTCTTCCCGGCTGAGGCTACAACTGTAGGATTGTCGTAGGTACCTTCCATCAGAGGCTCGTAGTTCTTCGGATTGAAGAGCCAGTTGAAGGAGATATAGCATCCACCATCCTTGCGCCCAGAGAGAAGATCGGAGTTGAGAGCCTTTCGAAGCATCGGTTCTATATCCTCGAAGGAATAGTCTGAGATAAACTTTGCCACCATCTTCTTGCGGTCGGGAGTCATCTTTGAGATTGGCTTGACCTGCGTGCCCAGAAAGAGGCGATTGAAGAGTCTTAGCACTTCCGAGAACTGAACTTCCGGATCCAACGACTTTTTTTCTTTTTCTTTTTTTTGTGTGTGGGTGTGGGCTTTCTCCTTTCTTTGTTTGTTTTCTTTTATAGGGGGTTCGGGGGAAATGTTTTCTTTTATTTGTTTCTTTCCTCTTACTTCTGTGCCCCTGATTGTGCCCAATTCTGTGCCCTCAACTTCGGCAGAATCTTCGGAATCACCTTTATTTAAAGGGGTTTCGGAATTGTTAATCTGTGCCCTAGACTGTGCCTTTTGGTGTGCCCCTTGTTTAGACTGTGCCCTAGAGCGTGCCCCATCTTTGCCCTTAATCGTGCCCTTATCTGTGCCCTTGTTATCTTGAAGATACGCTGCACAATCCTGTGTATCAGTAACTTGTGAAGTTAAAATCTGTGCCCCTGATTGTGCCCCTATCTGTGCCCTAAAGAGTGCCCCATTCTGTGCCCCTAGTGGGTTTTGGTATGGTAGGATGCAGTGGGAGAGGGGATGCGAACTGTTAACATACACGATGGTTGAGACTTTAGGGGAGCTGCATTTTGTAATGATTCGCTCCTGTATGAGAACATTGATGGCACAGCGGATAGACTTGACCGAGGTATGGAGCCGATCAGCGAGCAGACGTAAGGAGAGCGTAGCAGCGGAAGCCTCATTGTGGGTGGCAGACAGGAGCACGTAGATGAGCACCTGTACCACCACCGGACGATGAAAGTAACGCCACTGCAGCAGCTCTGGAGTAAGAATGTAGCCATCTGTTTTCATTTGCTGTTTCTTTTATTTGGAATATAGAATTTACTATCTTATTTCTTTTCTTCTGCCTCAATAGCCCGGAATATCTTGTAGGCCACCTGAGGGACCCATGCATTGCCGTAGGCCTTTATTGATTCTGCTCGCCATTTAGGGAAAGAAATGGTAAGGCGGTCCACATCAAAGGGAATCCCATCATTTCCTCTACAAACAGGGGATTGAGTTGGGAAGTTCCTCCACCTACCTGATTGTTGAAGTCGAGAAAGTCGGTCAGTCCATTCGGTCGGAGTGCTCCGTTCTTCCGGCTGTACATCCCTTTTGCACTCTTTTCTTTCAGTCCTTTCACCCGGTTGGAGTGTTTTATCTCCATTGCAGTAGGGGCGGGAAGAAGACCATTTACTGCTAAGGCTGTAATTCCTTGCCCCATCTGGGAATTGGGATTGATAGTCTTTGTGTACTTCGTGGCTTCTATGCTGCAAGGCGTGGGAAGCAAGCCTTTTCGAGCGGCGAGTGCCAAGGTTGGACGATCTGCTGCATTCGGTGATGGACTTCTGTTTATTCGCCCTCCTCCTTTGTCTATGGCTGTTGGAGTAGGAAGAAGTTTTGCTACTGCCATGTCTTCTAACCCCAGGCTGTGGTCGGTCTTGCCCTTCTTTGGATTCCTTCTCCCTCGCTCGTTGATTTCCATGTCCTTGTGAGGAATATCCATCGCATTGGGTGTGGGAAGTCTGTCCGAGAACATCACTTGTGAAGCCAGGCTTCCGTATGTCGTTCCGTTCCGATAACCGTTTTTTTTGGCTCTTTCCTTGAATCTTTTCGGATTTTCGGCTATCATTACTGCTGTTGGGGTTAAAAGGAGTTGTTGATATTCTTCTTGCAACAATCCAGACTCTTTCTCTTCTGTGGGGTGCTCCGACACTGCAAGCCGGAATATTAAGCGGTTGGACGGAATATCCTGCTGCTTCAAGTTCCTGGCAGATTTTTTCGAGCGTGAACCTGCTTTCCTCTCTGTATATGTAATTCTCTTCGAATAAATCGCCTGTGCGTCCCACTTTAGTCTCTTGGCCGGGCTCCACCATAGTTCGGATTCCAGCAACGTTTTCACCAACGATCCAAGTGGGCTTAATCTCCCGAATCGCTCGTAGCATCTGTGGCCAGAGATAGCGGTTATCGTTTTCTCCCTTTCTTCTGCCGGCAACGCTAAAAGGCTGGCATGGGAATCCTCCGGTGAGAACATCGACTTTTCCCTGCCACTGATGGAAGTCTGTTTTGGTAATGTCTTCATAACTTTCTGAATTTGGGAACCAGTATTGGAGCACCTTGCGAGGGAACTCTTGTATCTCGCAATGGAAGAGGTTCTGCCATCCCATCATGGATGCCGCGACCTCAGCACCACCGATTCCGCTGAATAAACTAGCGTGATTCATATTGCTTACTTTTGTTTCTGTTGTGTTCCAGGAGCCACTGTAGGTGAACAGTCTTAGAAGGATCACGGAAGAGGGATTTTGCCTTATCTATATCTGTATTCAGCATTATCTTCTTTTCTTTCTTTGCTGCTGCTCTTTTCTTCTGGTAGTATCTGCGCTGGTATTCCTTCACCTTTTCGGGGTGATTCTGTCTCCAGCTCTTAGACTTTTCCAGCAATTTTTCTTTGTTGCGCTGATAGTATCTCTGATAATATCCAATGCCGTTGGCTCGTTTCTTGGCTGCATTTTCCCGATATAGCTTCTGCTTTTCGGGATGTTCCTTAATGTATTTGCGAGAATAGGCGAGCCTTTTATCACGATGCTTAAGATAGTATTCTCGCTGCCTGGCTAAGCGGTCTGACTTTGCTTTTTCTGATTCCATAATGATTGAAATTATATAAAAACCACATTTCTGTTTACCTAAAATGGGTCAGTGGTGAATGCCATTTTTTTTCTCCTTTGCCTTTAAGTATCTTCGCTCGAAATTTTTGAACTGTCTGTTTATAGCATAAGCCTCTTCGTTGAAGTCATCATCCAAAGTACCAGATATAGCCATAAGAGATTCTGTAGCTTGTAAGAAAGCTTCAAAGTCCTTTTCTGTTACATTCATTTTTGCCATATTATCTTCTTTTATATCCTTTACAGGATGGTTAGTTAATCTATTTTTCATTCACATGGCAGTTTCTCCTGATGCTCCACGTATCTTTTGTGCTTAAGGCAAAACTTGCCATTGATGCAGTTACGCCCATCATGGCAGAGGAGGCACTTGCGAGCTGCGGTGCTCTTACTTCTGGAATCGCTCATAATAGTAAGTTACTATCTGATGCTCGGTAGGCTGAAAGCCATTGCGAGTTGTAAGAGTATCTACTATCTCATCATAGGTGCTCTGAGGCATCTGTGAAATGAGATTCTCATCATGAATGCCCTGAGAGAGTTTACTGAGGCAAAGCCATCCAAGGACTAGCCAGATGGCAATGCAGAAGAAGATCTTAATTGTTTTCATAACTTTATCTTTTTATATTGTTTATATTTGCGGTAGGTATAGGGATTCGAACCCCGTGCCCGGCTGCTTAGTCCTTCTTCGCAGTCTTTTTTGATTAACACCCAGAACTAAGTAATTTAAACGTTATAACTTGAACATCGCCCCCAATGGGCAAAGCAACTGTTACCTACCATAGTTTCGCATAATTTGTACTAATCAATATCAGCCTTGAATATCTATCCTAAAAGTGAAATATTATTTTGGACACAGATAGTCTTGAACTTGGCAGGCACAGGCTTCCAGCTCTGATACTTTGTATTCGTGGCGAGTAATCTTGCCATTACTGCCTCTTGCAAAATCCTTCACCTTTCCTTCACGTTTCCATCGCTCTACGTTTTTTCTTCCGTAGATGTCGTATGCCTTGGCTTGTGTGAGGAACGGACGTTTACCCACAGCTTTGCAGACTTCTTCTTTCACAACGTTGCGTATGGCTGACAGGAATGTATCAAAGGATAGCATCTTATCTGCAAACTGGATTTGTACTACTTCGTTCATGACTATTGTTTTTATTTTGTTCTTGTAACTGTGATGATCTCTTTCTCCCGGTTGATTTTGGTTTTGAACTTACGACAGTAAATTACACCTAATTCCGAGCAGGTTGTCTTGATCGTTCTCATTCTCCTGATAGGAAAACTGATTGATTTACCCAGCTCCAATTCTCTGATCTGAGGTCTGAGTGGTACTTTTTCTTCTGACATATTGCTTGATTTTAATTATTATTTTACTAGTTTGAAATCGTAAACAAAAACGAGAGGATTGCTGTCCCAATGGAGGTGAAGTTTACAGCTAAGCATCTTGTATGCTTCGATAGGAGTTCTGTACCACCATTTCTTCGCAAAACTATCATTTGTGGCATCGTATGAATAAGCATCATCAATTCCATCGATGTGGCTACAGAAGATTCCTTCCTTCATGCAGTCATCGGTGCTGATGGACTGTAGTCTTTCACACCAAATTTTGGTAATTTTAATTTGATGAGGCATCAAATCAGACTTCACAAACATCTTGTTTCCCCATCCTTCGGAAGTATTTATCCTTGGGTGTAGTTCTTTGATATACGGAATATCGCTGTATCTTTGTGCGACTGCTACGACTTCACCTATTTTATAAGTGGACTTTGCTACAATCTCATTTCCATCATTGATGGCGAGTTTGCCTTTGTCTTTTCCTTCCGTATAGAAACCGCAATTGCAGTAATACTTGAAAGGCTCTTTATAAGCGATTCTTCTTGTCTGAGTCTTGCGACCATCTAGAACTGCTTCGGTGAGACCGTACTGGTCATTGAACATTATCTTTTTCATACGCTTTGTTTCGTTTGTTGTTTCAAAACATTATTCTGAATGGTTTGCCTTTCAAAGACGGTCTCTTATCGAGAACAAACTTTAATAACTCCTCGTATCCTATCGCGAACAATGGACAATACATGTATTTCAGTGTGCATACAAATCTGTTATTGAGCATAATATCGAGGAATAGAGCTTTATTCTTTTTCATCTTGTGCCTCCTTCCTTATAATGTTATTGATGGAATAAAGCGTTTGTAGTATGCCCAGTAGACGAAATCGTGCTCATCTATGATACTTTCCCAGATTTCATTGTCATCCATGTCTGAATATATGTAGCTGTCAGTTACATTATCCAAATCTATAATCTCTGGGTTCATGTAGTCTTTGTCGGCTACTACGATTGTCGCATCCATGGAGTCTGGCATTTCTGATTGCTTGTGCCATGCGTGGCTGAGGTTGATGTACTCCTCATCGTTTGCACTCATCCTGACTGCCATACCATGCCAAACTGGGTTACCGCCTTGATAGTTTCCTTCTTCGTCTATCAATCCGCTTGTAAGCCCGGTATGAAATGGACAAACGAACAGTATATCTGGCGCATCCGGAACTTTTTTATCTTCATTCTTCATTTTTCTTCAAATTTATTTGGTACTTATTTATTTATTTACTAACTTTACGGTGCAAAAGTACAATAAACTTTTTGAAAGTGTATGGTTTGGTGGGCATTATTAGTATATATTAACCCACTTTGTTGAACATTTAAAGGATTTTAATATGAATGTGCAAAGAATAGTGGACATTATAACGTCCAACAAACTTAGCAAAATTGATATTGCTTCTAGGATGAAGGTTAGTCGAACTACGTTGGATAACCTTCTGAACGGTGCTGATGTGAAGGTTAGTACAGTTGAAAACCTTGCAGAAGTCCTTGGTGTAGATGTTGCTGAGTTTTTTAGTTCAGATAAGAAAACGCCTTCTTTAGCTAACAGCAGTAATGTGGCTGATATGAATGAACTGGAGAGAGAAGTGATAGCTCTTAGGGCTGAAAATAAGGTGTTGAGGGAGATTCAGGGACTTTCTGCTAGAAGTCAGGTTCATGTAGGGTAGTAAAGCTATTTTAGTGAAATGGATGGTGTATTGCTGATCATAGTAGTTCTATGTGTTGTTGTTATTGTTGTGTTGTTACTGGGGATATTCCAAAAGAATGAACCTGTTGCTGATATGACATACTTCAATAGTACTATTAATATGCTTCGAAATCAAATAGAAAGATGGAAGGCTGATTTTACCCGGCAAGGAGAAGAATTGCAAAAGATTAAGAAGGAGAAATCCATATTGGCAGATCTGAATGCCAGGCAGGTGGATTTGATAAGGCAACTGGAATCAGATGTTGAATCAAAGCTTAAAATGATTAACAAGCAGACTGTAGAGTTATCTAATCAGAAAACTGTTGTCCATGGATTGAACTTCGAAAAAAATGAATTGCAGGATTTGAATGCCAAGCTAAAGAAAGAGCTTGATGAGGCGGAATATATTTATCGTGAACTATATGATAAGTATGAATGCGCCAAATCTGACATTAAGAATTTGGAGCAGAAAGTAGATGATTTTGATCAGATGATTAATGCAAAGAATCCATTTGATTATGTTGCCCATCTTCGTGCTCATGCTTTGGAACACAAGAACATGTATATTGATTCTAATGTAGAGGGGCTTGCTTCTTTGTTTAAATATCAATATAAGTTTGAATATCTTCTTTCTATATATCCTGAATTGGGAAAATTTAAGGATGATGATGCTTATATCAATTATATGCATGAAGAAGAGAAGAGGTGTAATATTAGAAACTGGTTGTCTGATAATGAATATTTTCAGATGACAGAACAAGGCAGAGAGCAGTTGGCTGTGGATCGCTACATTTCTGATAGTTCTAAATGGTCAGACTGGGAGAAAGGGCGCAACTACGAGATATATTGTGCCTACAAGCTTTTTAATGAAGATTACGACATTATTCAGGAAGGCTTAAATAAGAAACTGGAAGATGGTGGACGTGATATTATTGCAACGCATAAAAAGACAGGAAAGATCCTGATTGTTCAATGTAAAAATTGGAGTTCGCTTGTTCGGGAAAATGTTGTTTTTCAATTATATGGCTCGTTTGTTCAATGGAAGTTGGATAATGAAGATAAAATCAAAAGTGTGGAAGTAGAACCCTGGCTTTATATTACTTGTGACTTGTCTCCTGAAGCTATCAAATGTGCCAATTTGCTAGGCGTTAAGGTTAGACGTTTGCCTATGGATCGGTTTCCGGCCATTAAATGTAATATAAATCATAATACAGGTCATAAGATTTACCATCTGCCATTTGATAGGCATTATGACCTGGTGAAGATTAACGCCAAGGGAAAAGGCTATAAGTTCGAAATTGCCGAGGCTATTCAAGAGGGTTTTAGGCGTGCGTATAATCATTAAATATGAATGAAAATGAAAGAGAATATGGTTGATTCGCAAATTAAAGATATAGACAGAAAGCTGAGGCTATCAAAGAAGTTCTTTTGCTTTGGTCTAGTGACCTTCTGCATAGGTTTCTTGATGCTTGGCTTTGCAATAGGTAAGTTGTCTTCCTCTTCTAGTAATGCTGAGGCTGATGGCTTCCAAACTGAGGTAACAGTAGAAGGCAACGTATATGTATCAGATAGCCCTGGTTCCAAGCGATACCACAAGGACAGAAATTGCCCAGCTCTTAAGAGAACTACAGGCAAGATAACTGCTACAGATGAGGCTAATGCCATTGATCAAGGAAAAACTTTATGTGGCTGGTGCGGTAAATGATATAGTTAAATTTCAAATGGATTAAGATATGAAGAAGATTTTATTTGCTCTTTCAATGTTTCTTTTGAGTGTTCCGGCAATGGCACAGAAGACATTTGAGAAGTATACTGTTGGTTATGAATCAGGAAATAAAGGTATACAGGTTGATGGTGACGATGGTGTAATAGTTGTTGTCTCTAAAAAAGATGATCGAAAGATAACAAAACATCAGGAATTTTATGTTTCGATTATTAACCAAAGTCAGAATAGATTTAACTTTGACCCATCAAAAATACAAGTTGAGGCTATTAACAAGAATAAGACTGAGTCTTGCGAAGTGTACACTTGTGATGAATGGGTGAAGAAAGAAAAGACAAGGATTCTGTTATGGGGTCCAAATAATGTAGAGGAGCAGTCTGTAAGCACTAATGTTAAAGGAGCTGATGGTAAGACTACAACCATCGAAACTAAAGCCCAGGTTGTAACTAACGCTAATGATGAGGCTAGGGCACAAGCAGAGGCAAGTATCAATAGCAGATACTTCAAGCGTGTAACTATCAATGCAGGTCAAATGCGTTATGGTATGGTTGTAGCTAAGAATCCAAAGGCTCAGAACTTGATAGTGAAGGTTCCTGTTAATGGAAACATTTATATCTTTGATTTATCAAAAGAATAATGATCCTTTGGATTAGTGACCAGCAAACTTGTTCAAGTTTAAGATATAGTATAGTATAATTTAGTAATAAACAATGTTAGTATTGTTCTAGTAGAATTTAATTAATACGTATAAATAAAGTAATTATGAAAATGAAGATGAAATTATCCTAGGCATATTTGCATACCTCTGATATTCAGTTATTTACGTAAAATAGCTTTGTTTATGCGGTTATACGAACATAATTTTCTGTTTATTTGGCACATTAAACGTGCCAAATATAATGGAATGTTCTAGTATGGTTCTAGTAAAAAAGTGAAGTATGGCAACATTTAAAGTAGTAGTATTTGACAAACGTTCTGATGGGTTTTATTCAGTTTTCATCCGTATTACTCAAAATCGGAAGAAAACTCATGTAAAGACCGACAAAGTGGTAAACGATAAGGGCGTAGTGAAGGGCACGAAAGAGGTGAAAGATTCTTTCGTGCTGGAGTCATGTATGGCTACCATCAACAAATGGGTAGAAAAGCTAAACAAGGTTGATAGTAAAGACTGGACAGTAATACAGGTAAGAGACTATCTTTTGAAATCAGATCAGGAACTGAGTTTTTCGGACTTTGCTCGGAGTTATATTAATTCATTATACGATGAGCTGCAAGAAGGTACAATAAGGACTTATGCAAACTCATTGCAAAGTTTGGAAAAGTTTGCAGGAAGTCAAAAGATTCTCTTTTCTCAGCTAACTGTTCCTTTTGTTAACTCATGGTTGGATAGTCTTTCTAGCTATCGCTCATGTAAGAGCACCTATCCGATATTTATTAAGAAAATATTCAAGGAGGCTTTGAAACGATATAATGACTATGATTCTGACCAGATACTGATAAAAAACAACCCTTGGGAAAGAGTCATTATAGCTAAGAAGGATATAGCTAAGAAGAAAGCTATTACCATGGAAGAATGTCGGCAGTTGTTTGGCATTTTTACTGAGAATGGAAATCTGCAATTTACACTAGATGTCTGCAAAATGATATTGTGCCTAGCCGGAATCAATGTAGCAGACTTATATAAAATGCAGAAGACAGATTATTATGATGGCATCTTGCATTATGAGCGTAAGAAAACTAGGACTAAGAGAGCTGACAAAGCATACATAGAAATGAAGGTTCCTGATATGCTGTTGCCAACGATAGAGAAATATCTAGCCCCTAAAGATGATCCCTATCTTTTTACATTTCATAATAAGTATGCCAGTTCTCACTCTATGGACACGAACCTGGACTTCTTCTTGCGTAAGATATGCAAGGAACACTTAAATATGGAAGAGGGTTACTATAGCCCTTATACTTTTCGTCATACTTGGGCCACTATCGCACAGAATGATATAGGTGCCAATTACGAAGATATAGGTTTTGCTATGAACCATATAAGTACCCACAAGATTACAATGGGCTATGTGAAACCTGATTTCTCCAGAGCATGGGAATTAAATGAGAAGGTAGTGGAGAAGATATTTTTCACTAATGACAAGAGCAAACGCCTGGAGGAGCATCATCTGCCTGTATTTGATAAGGTAGAGGAAACATTTGAGTTGTCTGCTGATGCTTACTTCATGGGTGAAGTTGTGGCTCATGTGGATGGCAAGGGCTACAAGAACACAGATGAGATAATAGAACAGCTCATGGCCAGCATAAATGATACTGTGCCTACTAACTGTACGATACAGATCAAGGTGAAGAATATCACCAAGGACCAGACGAAGTACTTTGAACGAGTCAGGGACATAAAATAGCTATTTTATGTTAATACAGATTAAAATTGACCCAATATAAGTTAAAATAGAGCGTTTTTGCTCGATAACCAAGTCAAGGGTAGTCTTCTCTAAAGTTGAAGAAAATTTAGAGAGGGCTACCCATTTTTTATAATTAGCCATTATTAACAATTTTGAGATTTTTGATGTTGATAGTGGTTTCTTGTTTCTCAAATTTCTTTTCCAGTTCCATGAAAGATTCCTCCACAGATAAGTTTCTGGATTCATCATTATTGAACGATACAGACTGGAGTTTTGGAGCCACGTATGGAAGGAACTTTGCCACCATCGCCAGACGTCCGGCAGGCTCTTGAATCTGCATGAGATCCGTGAAAAGAGAATAGTTCTTCTCATTGATACCATTGATGTAGCCAGTAAGGGCATCACGGAGGCTTTCACGCACACTTTTAGTTACCTTGTTAGGTGTGCCGGCCTTGCGTCCGCCAGTCTTCTTCCTCTTTGGCTTCGGCTCATTATTATTTTCTTGTTTTACTGCCATATCCTATTGATTTTTAATGTTTACTGATAGTTTTCGGGTGCAAATATACATAAAAATATCATATATGGGTGTTTGAGTTGCGCAATTTATCAATAACCTTTGCAAAAAACGCATTACTTTTGAAGTAATTTAAACATTAAAATTCGAATTTTATGGGATTAATAGGAAAAATTGCCAAAGGGCTTAAAGGCTCTGCTGGCGGACTTTTAGGTGGTGCAATCACTGCTGTAGGCGGTTCCTTAGCGGCCAGAGCTAGGAACCAAGGATATAATGAATTTATCAAGATGTATCAAAACCGCATGCAGCAGGTGAAGGATCATCGTGACAACTTGTATTATCAGGACCCTACTCAATCTGCGGAAAATCAAGTAGCCGTAACCAATGCCCAGAAGGTATTGGATAATGCAACAGAGACCGCAAAGAATACTAATATTGTTAGTGGCGGTTCTGATGAAGCGGTTGCGCTCAGTAAACAGGCTGCCCAGGAGCAGGTGGGTAATATCATGCAGCAGGCGGCCGTGCAAGGTGCTCAGAACAAAGAAAATGTGTGGAATACTGCTGATTCGCAGATAGACACGATGACTAACTACATTGCTGCAGCCAAGAAGGAAAAGGCTCTTTCTACAGCACAGGGGATTACAGATGCAGCTGGTGGCTTGGCTGGAGCTGCAAGTAAATTGCCAATTTAAGGAAGGAGGTAATTATGGGATTTACACTAGATGATTTAACTCCTAAGCGCCCGGCTACTGCCGTTACTCCTATTACTAATTTCCCTGATGATAATGCGGTGAAGCCGGAGGTTGCAGTATCAGTTCAGACAACTGATACAGAACCAGGAAAGGGTACAGCCATAGAAACGACCGGTATTACTGGGAATGGTGGCAAGGAATCTTTTGCCCAGCAGCCAACCGAGGAAGTTACCAAGGTGGAGCCTAACCAGGGTATCAAGATAGACTGGAGCAGACCTTATAGCGAGATAGAACAAAATCCTATCTTGCAGCAGATGAAGCCTTATGACATTATGAGGGATTACCAGAAGAATGGTGATGGAAACTGGTCTGTCTTCATGCCATGGCTCAATACTCTGGGTGATGGAGATAAAACCGTAGCTGCCAATGAAGCCTTGAAGAAGAAAGCGGAGAGGCAGGCCAAGATGGAGCAATGGAGCAATTTCCTGATGCACTTGGGTAATTTCTTTGGTACGGTTCAAGGTGCGCCATCGCAGAAGATAGAATCTGCACAAGAACTTACTGATCGCCAACACAAGATAAGAGAGGCTACTGAGGCTCTTCGTGCCAAGGGATATAACCAGATGATGGTGAATATCTATAAGGACCGTCAAGACAAACAGTCACAGATGCAGGCAGAGGCTGCTGCTAAGGCAAATGAGGCACTGGCTGCTTATCGTGGTTCACAGAAGAATCAGACGGATGCTCTCACTCCTGTAAAGGTCCAGACGGAGAAGGAGAGAGGCAATGCTGCTGCTGCACAGGCTGCACTTAGTACATCGAAGAAGAATACAGAGGATGCTTTGAGAGGCAAGAAGGGAAAATTACTTGATGCTCAAACTAATAATGCCAATGCCGGAGCTGCTGATCATAATGCTAGCGTTAACGTGAAGGGTGCGCAAGTTAGGCATATCAATTCGCAAACAGAGGGACAGAATCAGAGGAATGCCAACCAGAAGGAGGCTGATGATTTCAACACCAGGTATGTGAACGACCCTGTTTTCAAGAAACATGTGAATGAATGGGCTAAAAACAATGGTATGGCTATCGGTGGTAATGATGGCAGAGGTGGCACTTGGGCGAATGAGAAAAATCGTCAGCAGGCTTCTAGATGGGCTAAGGCTAAGATGAAGTTAGACCGGACTCCTCCTTCTCGTAGAGGTAGGGGTGGCAGTAAAGTACCTCCTTCACGTAGAGGCGGCAGTAAGGTTCCACCATCAAGGAGAACAAAGTAACTGATTATTAATCAAAAAATAAGATAAGGTATGTTTGACGAGCAAGACAGACAATATTTTTATAATGAGTTCAAGAACAATGGCTATGAAGTAGGTAGCTATGATGACTTCAAAAAGGACTTGAACAACGAGGAAGATCGTAACTGGTACTACAATGAGGCCAAGAACATGGGGTATGATGTGGGAACACAGGCAGACTTTGATAAGATGGTTCTGGAGCCAGCTCCATCTACTTCTGGTGGTGGTAAGCAGGTCGATGCTTCTTCTACGACTCAGAGTGTAGAGCAGAAGGCTTCTACTGAGACTAAGCCGCAGGTGGCTCAACCAGCAAAGAAGCAGGAAACAACAGACAAGGATCCTGGGCTTATAGCAAAAGTTTTGGATATGATTCCTACTGGTGCTCAGACGAGCAACGGAACATATCAGCCATCACCAGAGATTCCTCAGCCTGTTGTAAAAGGTGAGGAAATGCCTGTGAAGGAAGAAGCTTCTTCTTCATCATCAGCTAATGCGGTTTCTCCTGAATCTAAAGAGGCGGCTCCTGTTACGACTCCAACCGGTGTGGTGAATAATGAGGGGTTGATGGATGCTAAACTTGCCAACTATCTGGAGAACTGGAAGCAGAGACCGGATAGGCAGAGTACTTACTTTGAGAATTTGGTTGCCGACTTGTTGGCTGATGGTACTGCCAATAGCAATGAGGAGGCAGTGAGCATAGTGAAGTCTGCTCTGGGCAGATATGCCAACCGTTCGGCTATGGACGTTACCAACCAGGTAGTTTCTTCTTTGCCTGATGATACCGTACAGGATGCTGAGCAGAGTATTGAAGCGCAATGGTATAGCCATGGCGTGCAGGATAAGTTGAAGCAGGAGGCATATAACATGGGTATCAGCTATGATGACTATGTGGGACTGTTCTTGAAGCCAGCTATGGTACAGAGTTTGGTTAACAAGTATGGTCCGAAATATCGTGACATCGCTGAGGGTATTGCTACACGCCTCTATTCGCATGATGAGAATGTACAGGACAGACTGATGAATCAGGACATCAATGATGCGCTTTCTAGCGTTATCAGTAAGTATGTGAATCCATCTGTAGTGGAAGAGTATAATAAGGCTCAGGAGGCAGGTAGCAAGGCATTCAACGAAGGTATGGAAGGAAGCCAGTTTATTCCGGCTAATCTTCGTCTAGGAACAGCACTTGGTGCTCAGTATGAGGCAAACGAGGCCAAGGATCCTGCAAAGGTGCTTTCTGGTTTGCAGAGGAAGTTTGGCAAGCTCTACCGGAATCCGAAGTTCCTGAATGATATGAGCAATGCGGCATTTAAGGTGATGCAGCGATATGGCTTGAATGGCACTCAGAGTAGTGATCCTAAGCAGTTCAAGCCGATGATTAACGCTGCCATCAAGAATGAGCTTGACCAGCTGGAGGTGAAGGGTATGATACCTAGAGGTAGTGCAGACTATATCTTGAAGACTGGTATTGAGAATACCATCATCGGCAAGGTATCTAGAAAATTGATGCAGACGGACTATCAGAACTGGCTGGAGGATATTGCCAATCAGCAGTATCAGCCTGGCTTCTGGGAGAACGTGGCTAGTGGTGCTCTGACCTTTGCAGGTGATGCCTGGAGTTATTGGCTGCCGGGAGCCGCAGGTGGCAAATTGACTAAGAGCATGGTAGCCAAGGCAGAGGGTAAACTGGCTGGTGACCTCATGGCTAAGGGTATGGAGCGCAGGGTGGCTGAGCGAGCTGCCAAGGTACTTATCGGTAAGAGTAAAGCCGCGGCTTTGAAGAGTGGAGCCGCGCATGGTGCTGTTACCTTTGGTGGTCAGTCTGCAATCTCGAAGCCTATTGATGAGATTTATCGTACAGGTCAGTTCGATGAGAATGGCAAGATTTACAATCCTTCCGTGGGTAAGGTTATCGCTAATACTTTGGGCGAGGTGGCTAAACAGACTGCAGTAGGTGCTATCATGCAGGGTGGAACCATCGCTAATATGCTAGGCAAGGGCAGAGGCTTAGCTACCAATATTCTGGCTGATATTGGTGGTAAGGTTGCGGATTCCGGTATTATGACCGGTCATCAGATGCTGGAGCGTATGGCGCAGGATCCGAACTTCAAGCCTACCGGTAAGGATGCTGCCGAGAGTTTCTTGGAGAGCATGGCTAACCTTACTGCTATCGGCTTGCCGGGCATGGTGGGCAAGTATGCTCGATTCAAGGACGCAAGGGAGTTTAACAAGAAGTTTGACTTCTCTGATCAGGATATTGCCGAGTTGAAGAGATTCGGCTATGATGGTCTTCGTGATGCTTTTGAGAAGATGGGCATCGGGGAGTATGCTGTGGTTGGTGAGAATGCTCAGCGACTTGATGGGCAGTTAACCCAGAAGTATATGGACCTGATGAACGACAAGAGTGTTCCGGAGGTGTTGAAGGCTAAGATGATGGCTGTTGTGGAAGGCAAGCGACCTTCTTCTTTCTCGCCTGTTGTAGATTCCATCATCGTGCAGCCGATGGATAATGGCAAGGTTTATCTCGAAACTTTGAACAAGGATGGCGGTGTTGTTGACAGAAAGGAGTATTCTTCTCTTGATGAGGCTCAGAAGGCAGATAAGAAACTGGAGTATGAGAAGACTCTTGGTTTGGCTTCTGTACTGGAAGGTGAGTTCCACAATGAGTTTACGCAGGAGCATCTTGATGGCTTATACAACAAGGCAGCCCAGAAATACAATATGGGTGAGAAATTGACGGATGAGGATAAGGCAGCGGTTTACCTTCATCAGAATGCAGGTGCCATCAAGGAGATTATGGATAAGCAGCAGAAGGGTATTATCCTTACTGACGAGGAGCAGAAGCAGGTTAACGCCTACCGTCATTATTATGACAGTGCTCTGGAGAATAGTTCTGTGATGAGGGAGTTTGTCAACACGTTTGAGGATTCCCATGGCGTGGCACGCGGTACACTTCGTAAGGCTTTGGAGTCGAAAGATAAGAAATATGCGCCTTTGGTTGAGTCTTATCTTAAGGAGCTTTACAATTCCATTGAACTGAAACGTGAAATGAAGCAGATAGAGGATGATAAAAAACGTATAGAGCAGGGCGATGTTGATGGCGCAAAACCAGCTACTCCTGTTGAGGGACCTGCTTCTGTAGAGGGTTCTGCTAGTGGTCAGGAGCCTCCAGTTTCAGAGGAACCTGCTCCATATCAAGACCGTACCAACTCCGTACCAACTCCGAGTGATGCAGAAGTTGCTGCAAACCCTGCAAACTCTGCTGCTGAGGGTGCAGGAAATGAGCCTAAGGTTGCAAGCTCTGATGCTTTTGTTATGGGACAGAATGCCTATAAGAATGGGGATTCTGAGGCTTTGCAGGCTATCGACTATAATAGTGATTTAGCTACAGGACGTTTGAAGCGAGCGTTTGCTGATAACGAGAAGATGCCTGATATTGTAGCCAATGCCTATAATGAGGGTAGAGATATGGAGCAGTTTGTGGCTCAGCGTGCCAGTCTGCCCCCAGCACAGAAAGAGGCTATCAGTAAGTATGTGGAGGCTATGGATGCCAAGAAGGGTGCTATTGATGCTCTGCAGCATGCTGATGATGGCTATGGTGAGGCGTTGAAGCAGCAACTCTGGCCATACCAGACGGAAGACGGAAACATAGTTCCAGCTACTTTGGATAGCGGAAAACAGGTATTCCTGAAGAAGGCCAACGAATATGGTGGAGCCTTTGTTGTCGTTCCTGATGAGCAGGGACAGCCTACAATTAAGCAGGTATCTAATGCCGAGATTAAAGAGGTAGGCACTCCTGTTTCTCTTGATGAATACATCGAAAATGCGGTGGCTCAGCAGAAGGATGCAAGAGCGCAGCAGTTTATCAGCCAGTTTGATGGTAGTGGCTTGAAGCCGAATGACCAGGTTACAGTTGCCATGGAGGAGGGTGATGCTAATATCAACATGACCTTTGCCGGATATAGTAAGGACGGAAAGATTGTACTTACTGATGGTAAGGATTATCTTCCTTTGTCTAAAGAAGAGTTTGCAGCATGGCGCAAGAATGCGCTCGACAATACCATTAATCAACATTTGGATGCCGAGGATGCTAAACGCGAGCAGGAAGCAGTTTCTCAGGCTGAGGCTGATAAAAAGCAGCGTTATGCCAATGGCATCGTGGGGCTGAACGAGGGTCAGCCGGACTATTCTTCTAAGGATACAGATCCAAATGTGGCGGCTGAGTATCTGCAGGAGCAGTTTGGGGAAGACCATGGCAAACTTTTGAATCTGGTTAATGGCAGCCGTGATGACATCAAAACGCAACTTGCCAACAAGAGAAAGGCTGCTATTGAATATCAGAACTGGCTTGATACCAATGCCGATCTTGACCCGGAAAAAGCTAAGAAGGTGGAGGATGAGTTGAGTCTGGTTAATGAGCAGATTGCAGATCTTGATGCTCGTTTCAAGAACTGGAATACTATCCGCAACAGTGTGATGACTCCTGATGAGGTGAAAGCTATGAAGGAGGAGCGCAAGGCTGAGGTAGAGAAGGCTGGTGTTGATGAATCAGCCATCGTGCCATCTGATGATTTCCATGTGCTCGTACTTGATGATAAAGAATTGAAGAAGCAATATCCAACTATGGATGAGGCTACCGACTATATTACCTCTCAGCGCAAGGACATCTATCATACCCAAGAGGATGTGGAGCGCAAGATAAATGGTGTGAATGATATGCTGGATCAGTATATCAATGGTGAAACAGAGCTGGACCCTAGCCAACTTATGGAATTGAATACTACAAAGGCTCAACTGGAGGCCCTGCAGACTAATTTGTCGGTTGCAGCAAAGGGTTTGAAGGCACAAGCTAATAAACTCAGCAAACTTTATAAAACAGAAGTTAGCAAGCAGGAAATGGAGAAACTGGGCATGACACCTTCAGAGCAACGCAAGGCATTGGTGGCTGATGCGCTGAAGAAGAACGATATGAATGCTATCCATGATATATATAAGGATGCTTCCGTTGATGTGATGGACTTAACTCCTCAGACTCTCGAAGAGGCTGTATCAGAGTCTTTGCTTCCTCATAGCTTGAATCCAGAATCTCTTCAATATGAGTTGGGCAAGAGCAATTTTAAGTTTGGTATTGGCAAGGGGTATGATTCTAATAAGTTCAATTATCTTATTGCAAAGAAAGGAACCGGTATGTCGGTTAACGAATTTGCTGTGAGAGTATATAATGACCTTCCTGTAAACTTGCAGGATATGGGATATACCGATCAAGATGTTCGTAATGCCCTTCTTGATATGTTCAAGTCTTATGACAGCGTGAAGGAAATGAGAAATGTGGCTCTGATGAACCGCATAGCTGCTGCAGAAGATGAACTTTCAAGCGAGGAAGAGTATTACGAAGCACAAAAAGAGCGAGAAATTATCGAAAGACAGGCAGAAATAGAGAAATATAAATCGTATATTCACGAAAAAGAGTTATCTTTGCCGTCTGAAAGCGAACTTGATCACATCAATGGACTTGAATTTGACCGTATGATGGAGATTGAGGATCGTGAACGAGAGTACAAACAATATGTTAAATCAATTTTACCAGAATTAGCTGATTATGATGACAGAAGCAATGAAGAAGGATATGGAGGAGGCAGTAGCCTGGGTAGCGACTCTTCACGGAGAGGAGTTGATGAAGGAAATAGCCAAGGCGAAGAAGTTGGTAACGGAGAAGCATCTTCTGAGTCCGAGATTGGAGAAGGCTCTGATAGCGGACGCAAAGGGCGACAAGAGACTGGCAGCATGGAACCTGGCGAAGGCTCAGCTGTTCGAGGCTCACATCTACCGCAAGAAGCATCCTTCGGAGAACGTTTAAAGAGTGCCATTGCCGAAACTGAGACCGAACCAACAGAGGCTCAGAAGAAGGCTGGTAACTACAAAAAGGGTCATTTGTCCTTTGGTGGCTACGATTATACCGTAGAAACACCAAAGGGCGTGACTCGTAGCGGTAAGGATGAGCAGGGCAAGCCTTGGAGCGTGACCATGCATGATACTTATGGCTATATTCTTGGTAAAATTGGCGTTGATGGTGACCATATTGATATGTTCATCAATGATGCTGCAGACCTTGATACTTTTGATGGTAACGTTTATGTTGTTGACCAGGTGAACCCAGAGACTGGTGAGTTTGACGAGCATAAGGTGATGTATGGCTATCCTTCTGAGGAGGCTGCTACAGAGGCTTATCTTGCCAACTACTCCAAGGGCTGGAAGGGACTTGGTAAGGTTACTTCTGTGCCTAAGGCAACCTTTGACAAGTGGCTGGAGTCTTCTGACCGCAAGACTAAGCCTTTTGCGGAGTATGCTATGGTACAGAGGGAACAGCGTGCTGCTTATGAGGAAGAAATGATGCAAGACGGCGCTCATAGTGAAGCCTTTGACAAGATTGTGGATTTGGCAAAAGAGCAGAAGGAGTACTGGGACTTGATGGAACAGGGAGAAGTAGATCCTAATGAGGTACCAGAAGTTGATGTTGCTCATGAAATGGATGAACTCTTGAAGACTCTTTCCGATGAGGAGTTTAAGGAAGTTTCTGATGTTTTACATAATATTGACGAGGAATTTGAGTATTTCACCGCTGATGAGTATGAGCGTAGGGAAGATTTGGCAGAGCGTAAGAATGCTGCTGCTTATTCCGAGTTCCTGAAGCAAGAAACGAAATCAATTGCTCCTTTTGCTGACGCTTTGAGAAATGCCGTTAATAGCGGTGACAAGAAAGCTATTGCTAAGGCACAGAAGGAACTGACTGATGCCCTGCTCGCAAGCAATCTTGGGCATGGCTATCTATCTGGGCAGTTGGAGTATGCAAAGAGTGCTAAGAAGAAGGATGAATCATATAGCGAGAGGCGAGCCTTCATCAAGCCTTTGACTGATGCTATTAACGCTATTGAGAGTGCATTGGATTCTGCTCTGGCTGATGTAGGGCTTGAAGATGTTCATGTTGACTTCAAGGAATATGGTTATGGCTGGATTTATGCCGACAAGGGCAGTGATTGGAGAGACAGATTAGAGACTTTGGATAATGACTACCGAAATGTATCACAATATAGTGATGTGAATCCTATATCGGTACTGCCACAGATTACCATGAATAATGTGAAAAAGGTGGCTGGTATCATCAAGTCTCGAATTGAGGAAGGTGAAAGATATAATTCTGATGAGAATCAATACGAGAATATTGAGGAGGCTAAGAAGACAAAAGATAATCTTCCTTTCCACCGTGATGTGAAGGAGGTGAAGCCGGAGAATTTGACTGAGGCGCAGAAGGTGGCTTATGATGCTGTATCTACTATGCTTAAGAAGGCTGGCATCCCTGTGAAGGTTGTTAGTAATGAGGATATGGAGAAGGTGGCTGAGGCGCAGGATAACATGGCAGTAGAAATGCTTTTGAATGATCCTCGTCTTCGCTTCTATATCAAGACTCCTGAGCAGAAGGAGGCGGCCAAGGCTGCTTATGACTGGGCTGCAGGGAACAGACCGGACAAATTTAAGCAGTATGCCATCGTAAATATGGATAATCCGAACCAACCTCCTCAGTACTTTGAAAAGAAGGCCTTAGCTGAGAAGTGGCGCAAGTACTATACCAATGCCTGGAAGATAGGAAACTACAAGGCCTTTAATCTCAATAAGCCATTTGAGGAACAGATTAAGGACGTAAAGGGTGATGTTCCTAGTGAGTTTGACCCTTATAAGGCAGAATCTCTGCTCAATAAGAGAATCGAGTTAGAGAAGCAGATTAAAGAAACCGAGGATTCCTATAATGCCAAGAAGAAAGAGCGCGCAGAGTATCAAAATCAGTTAATGCAGGACTATATGGATCAGCATGGCTTATCTTCTGAGAACGATATTCCAGATGATGTTTGGACTGACTACAGGGATAAATCCTTTGAAAAGTATCAAGATACACTTGATGACTTGTTCCATAAGTATGTTGAGTTAGATAATCAGTTGAAGGCTGTAGCTGAGCCTGGAGTGCAGTATTTGAAGGGTAAGGGTGTAGTTTACGGCTACACAGATGGCAAGCAGATTGTGCTGAACCAGGAGCATCTGAATCCTAATACCCCTATCCATGAGTACCAGCATCTTTGGCGCACTGCTGCCAAGGAAATGAATCCGGAACTTATAGAGCATGGTGATAAACTCATCATGCAGACCCAGCTATTTGCTGATTTGAAGCAGGATCCTAACTATAATCATCTGACAGATGAGCAGATTTGCGATGAGGCTTTTGCTCGTCTGACCGGTGAGGACGGAGCTGCCATCCTGGAACAGATGGCTAAAAATGCTATCAAGGAGAATCCGCTTGATACAGCCAAGGAACTGAGCGTTATCAATAAGTTGAAGGAGTGGCTGAAGAAGTTCTGGTATTGGACTCTTGATACATTTACGAAGTGGAAGCCTGAGGACATTAAGAAAATGACCTTGGAGGATATTCGTAACCTTGTGTTGAGAGACCTGGCGAATGGGGTGGATCCACGAACTAAACTTCATGAGGCAGAGAATGCTGATGACATCAAGTTTATGGGTTCTACTACTAAGAAACGTATGAAGGACATTTCTACACAACTAGAAGGTAGAGAACTTGATGAGGCTCAACAGGCAGTTGCTGATGTTTATTCTGGAAAAAAGGATAATGTATCATTAACCGTGGAGCGTGAAGATGGAAGCAATAAAATCATCATGCGCCAAGGAAATGATAATCATGCAGGAACAAAGCATAGCGTATTCCGTCATTATGGTGTAAAAGCTAATTCTTTAAATGTTAATGATTTGTTGCTGATTCCTACAGTATTAAAAGAAGGTGAACGCAAAGTAAGCGATAATGGCAGAGTTGCCTATGTTTATGTAGATCCAACTTCACAAGTAAAATACACTGTAGTAACAGAACCAAAGAATAACAAGGAATTTTTTAATGATTTCTATTCAAATAAAAAAGCAAATCCATCAGAGACGTCTAGGGTAGTTGAAAACTCCACAAACACTCCCGAAGGAGCACATAACAATGATGGAAATGCTTTTATGCGTGCAAAGGTAGATAATAATTCTGAAACTGCCAAGGAAAATGGTGGAAATTTATCTGTGGAGGATAAAATAAAGGCTGTTTCTCAGCAATTTGGGGTTGATGAGGCTGATGTGGCGATGTACGCCAATGGTGTTAAGAAGGGTTCTACTGCTGAGGCTGCACGTGCCAGAGCTAATATCAAACGCCATTTGTTGCAGGCAAATGAAGATAAGATTTCCTCTTTCAAGGAACTTCTTAAGTACACCGTGCCTGTAAATGAAGCCTTGAAGGAGAACTTCGGTGACCTTGATGCTATGATCGAGGAGCGCGTGAAGCAGGTGGAGGCGCAGCGTAACGCCATGGAAGCCGCTAGAAAGAGAGCTGAGGAAGAGGAGGCCAAGCGTCAGAAGCACCTGGAGGAACTTTCTCTGATTCCTGATGATCAACTTGACAAGCAGTATATGGATGCTCTTGCCAAGGGTGATGATGCTACAGCTAGGGGAATGCTTGATGAAGCTGCCAGACGCAAGGGCTATGATGATACAGAAAGCTCATATCAGGGTGTAGGTGCCTGGGCTGCTCCGGGAAACCCTGGATATGAAAGCGACAAGGCAAGACGTGATGATTGGGAATCTAGTGGCTCGGATGTGAACCTGGAGGATATAGCTTTGGGCTATGCTCCTCAGCCAGACGATTACTTCTCTCACCCTGAGCGTTATTCTCAGAACACTCCTCATGGATTGGAATCTGTGAAAGCCATCAATGCAGCTATTGATGCCATTAAGAATGGTAAGAAGAATGTTAAGGTAAAGGTTTATCGTGCTGTTCCTACTTCTGTGAAGGAAGGCAAGTTACGTAATGGTGACTGGGTTACTCCTTCTAAGAAATATGCCGAAATGCACGGAACAAACCGTCTGGAAGGCAAATATCGTATCATTGAAGACGAAGTTCCAGCAAACCAACTGTGGTGGGATGGTAATGACGCAAACGAGTTTGGCTTTGATGATGGCAAGGCGTATAAATATAAGAATGCCAAGAATAATAGAAAGTTGAACGACCTTGTTACCTATGATGATAAGGGTGACGTTATTCCTCCTTCTAAGCGTTTCAATTCTCGCAAGAGCGATGTCCGATTTCATCGAGTGACTGAGGTGAAATCTCCTATCATGGAGCAGAAGTTGAAGAAGCATCCTGATTCTCTGATGAAGGCTGGAACCTACTTTAGCGGTGGTGGACTGGTAGAGGAAGGTTTGAAGGGTATCATCGACCCAGTGGTTGCTGTAGAGTATGACCGGAAGATAAGCGGTGTATATCGCAATAACTTCGGGCAGCATATTGTTACGGCTGACGTGAGAGACGTGGACCCGAAGGAACTTGTGAAGCATATTGATGGTGAGGTTGAGTATTTCCATGCTTCGCCTGTATGCAAGAACTATTCGCAGGCCAAAAGTAATAGTGGAGAGGTGGAACTCGACAAGGAGACTGCCAAGAGCACTGCCGACTTCATTGATGCCGTGAAACCGCGAGTGGTGACTATCGAGAACGTGAAGGGTTACAAGGACTCTGAGGCGATGAAGATTATCACCCAGGCGCTGGATAAGAACGGCTACAAATGGGATGTAGACGTGTATAATGCCGCAGATTTTGGAGGCTATACCAGCAGGGAGCGACTAATTGTCAGAGCCGTGAAGGATGGAGAACTGCCAGAAAAGCCTAAGAAGCAACCACGCAAGGGTGGATGGCTAGAGGCTGTGGAGGATATTCTTCCTACCCTGACGGTGAAGGAAAGCGGTGTGGCTCCATGGATGGATGCAAGATTGAAGGCTGACGGTATTGACTGGCAGAAGGTGGAGAAGCCTCTTTATGTAATGGGTAGTGCCTATGCCGATGGCAAGATTCCTCATGCCTATGGGGATGAGATTCTTCCTACGCTGAGAACCAAGAGTGGTGATGTGATTATCATGCCGGGTGGAAAGGTATTGCGTGCAGATGGCAGGGTATTGGCTAGAATTACCGGACTGGGCGATGACTATAAATTGCCTAAGACGGAATCTTTGGCCCACACCATCATTGGCAATGGTATTCCGGTGCAGTTGACCCAGGGCGTTATTGCTCCTCTGCTAAATAAGGATGACTTGTCGGGCAGAAATGTACTGGCACGACTTGGCAGCTCTATCTTCAAGAATAACTGGGATGCAGACATGCAGAAACAGGTGAGCGACCGGATAGTGAACACTGCCAACAAACTGGGTGGTGCTGAGGCTACAGTTTACACTTCTGTGGATGAGGTTCCAGATGCTTATCTGAGTGATGTGAAGAATGGGGCTACCGGATGGTATGACCCTACTACACACACGGTGCATGTTTATCTGCCTAACTGTGCTGATGCCAACGAGGCTGAGAGAACGGTGCTTCATGAAAAGATAGGCCATGAGGGTATGGAAGTACTTCTTGGTGGCGAAGATGGCGTGAGAAAGTTCGCCAATTTCGTTTATAATTCTGTCGCAGCAAGCACTCGCGGTAAGATTTTGGATATTGCCAACAAATATGATCCGGACTGGAAGAACCCTGACCGCATGAATGTGGGAACGCAGGAGTATATCGCTCATTTGGCTGAGAATGGTCCTAAGACTGCTGAGGACTTTTCTCTTTGGACCAAGATTAAGCATTATCTTATCAAGTTGCTGAAGAAGCTGGGTGTTCGTGTGCCGGGACTTCTCAATGACAAGGATTTGAGATACTACCTGATGAAGGCTGGCAAGGCTCTGCACGTTTGGGACGAAATGCCTCAGGAGAAGCAGGAAGCCATGATGAAGCAGGCTAGCAATGCTGAAATCAAGGATGCGCTATCTGATGGTGCTGGTAAGGGTAAGCCGAGACAGAAGAAAGGCGAAAGTACTATTCAGTACATGAAACGTGTACAGGAGTGGCGCAAATGGCAGAATGCACGCGAGGATAAAGAGAACCCAGAGCCTCCAATGTTCTACGACATTGATAAGGATGAAGCAGGCAAAAAGGAATGGGCACAGCTCAATAAAGACTGGCGTGAACGCCACCACCTTGTTGGCGAGGAACCTACTGGTATGCCTATCCGAATGGAAAATGAAGAGGATGATGCCTACATGAATCGTATTCATGAATATGAGAAATGGCAGGCAGCCATGAAGGACCAGGAAGACCCTTTGCCAGATATGTTTGCCTTCGAGAAGAAGAAGCAGGAAGAGGTGAAACGCAAGTATGAGGACTGGCTGGCCAAACATGATCTGCTGGAGCAGCAGCAAGCCGATCTGGACTTGTATGAGGGTAAGATTTACCCAGCAGAGACCAATCCAAAGGCTGATGCACTGGAACAGCAAGTGATGCAGGATTTGGCAGAAGTGACCAGTACTGACGTGAGCAAGGAAGGTGCTGCAAAGACCGTTAAGCATGCCGTTATCCATCGTAGAAAGAACATGGAAGAGGCTAGTGCTGATGATGCTATCTATATCAATGATGTGAAGAACAGAATAGATAAGATGGCAGATAGCGGTGCTTTCGACAAGTTGCTATCTGATTACAAGGGAAAGAAAAACCGGGCAGAAAAACTGGCTGAGACTATACCTTATTTAATAGAGGCTCCTAGACGTTTGCGTGACATGGCGCATAATCTGAATGCCACTGGTGTCTTTGATAAGGGACATATCCATATCCAGCCAGCTGATGTTGAGGCTATCCAGCCATACGTGACAGACTTGATTACCGAGACAGCAAAGAAGCATACAGAGATTAAAAAAGGCAAGGAGATAGAGGTATACGATGATCCTAAGGCTGTGAGTGAGGTGGCAAGCAAAATGGCTCAGGCAATTAATGCCAATCACCAGGGCGAGGAAGGTTTTGTACCATGTGATGGAACAGACATCCTCAGTAAGCATGTTTTGAAACTCGTAAAAGAGAGGGTAGTGCCTGGACGTATCAATTATAAGGAACTTTCTCCTGTAATGCAGGCTGCCATTGATTCCATCCGTGATTGGTATAACTATACCTACGACTGGTTGATGGATAATCATACTTTGAAAGCTGGCACTGGTTATAATGTTGACTACGTAAATCATATTTGGGATAAAGAGAAATCTGATCCTGAGGCGTATGCTACCTTTGTGGAGAATAGGCAGCGCACGAAGAGCCCTAATGAGAAGAAGCGAACCATCAGCACTTTGATGGAAGGTGTTTATGCCGGACTTGTGCCAAAAACTACTGACATTACGAAGATGATGGCATATTACAGCAGAAGTAATATTGAGGCATGGGCGAACAAGACCATGTTACAGGAGTTGACCGGACTGAACGTAATTGAGAGGAATGAAAAAGGAGAGGTGATTTCAACTGATCCACTACTTTCTTCTTCTGCTCCATTCAATTTGGAGCAATATAAGTACTTCGAGATTCCGGGCGTAGGCCCTGTATGGGTATATAATGTATCTCCAAAGCAAGTGAAGGTGAAGAATCCTATCACTGACAACGAAAAGGTGATCTATAGTGAGGCTAGTGCCGGTGACAGATTTGGAGTTGTGTTTGATACCTATCAGTCTTCCCCATTCTGGAAAACGTTTGATACGCTTGCTTCTAGTGCCAAGAAACTGGAATTGGGCTTTAGTGGTTTCCATGCTGGAGCATTGACGGAGGTTTATATGGTACAGAATATGGTGGAGTTTGGACCTAAGAAGGCTATGGCCAACTTTATGAAGTATATCTTTGCAGATACAGCCAAAAACCATGAACTTCCTTGCTTCGCCAATCCTGAGGATTTCCAAGAGGCTGCTAGCCATCTGGTGAAGTTCGGAGCGACCAACGACTATGCTGCAGCAGATGTGCAGAACATGTTCGACAATATGCGCGATGCGATGATGAAGGTGCAGGAGAAGTTGAAGGACGGAAATAAAATTTCCGGAACGGTGGCTAAGGCTTCTATGCCATTGAAGGTGGCAACGCAGATGCTTTCTCTCATCAATAAGGGTATGGATGTAGCTTTGTGGGATTTCCTACATGATGGACTGAAACTTGCTACCTATCGTATGAGGGCAGACAAGACCAAAGAGCGTGCCAAGAAGAAGGGTTGGACTGAGGAGGAACTGAGCCGGGCTTTGGACGAGGACGGACAGTTTGTAAACGATATGTTTGGCGGTCAGCACTGGGATATTGTTGGAGCAAGTCAGCGAACAATAAGATTTGCAGGAAGATGCCTACTCTCTCCAGATTGGAATAAATCAACAACTAGCCATTTTCTGGCAATTACAGGTTTTGGATCAGTATGGAATGAGGCTACCTTTGAGAACTTCAAACAGTATTACAAGAGGCTCAAACATAAGGAACTTACACCGGAGGATGAAGGCAGAAGAAGCAGACAGATTTCGGCTTTGCTCTGTTATGGTATCGGATTCATGGTATTTTATGAGGGTATTGCCAATGGCATCAATGCTGCCTTTCGTGCCCTGGACGAGGAGAAGGAGCGCAAAAAGGCTGAGGAGATCCGGAAGACCAACCCAAGCTATAAGAGTATGTATGAACTGGCTTATGGTGATGAGGGTATGAAATGGTATGACTATCTGATGAGAGGCAACAGCCTTGGCCAGCAGAGCAAGATCTTCTTAGGCAGATATGAAGATGGTACAGAAATGTATGTGAGACATGGTAAGCAGTTCCGTGAGGTTCCGGAATACCTTTTCAATCATAAGGGAGAACTAGAGTTCCCTGGACCTATGGTACAGCGAATGATAGGTAAGGCTAACCCTATGGTGAGAATGACCTTGGATGATATAAACTATCTGAGCGATTTCCAAGCCAGCCATGCAGATCAGGAGATTCAGCGCAAGTATGGCAAGACCATCGGACTGCTTTACAAGGATGCTTTGTACTGGGCACCTTTCCTGATTCCGAGTCAGGAGAACAAGGAGTTCAAGGCCGTTGATTTCTTCTTCCCTTCTTCTAAGGGTTTCTCTCCATGGAAGGCTCAGAGTTACTTCAAGGACTTTATCCTTAGTGGTGACATGGAGGGCGTGGTGATGACCTATCAGAGCTGCCAGCGCAATGGTATTGATCCTGAGGCTCAGATTAAGGCTGCCATCGGTTCGGTGAAGGCACTGGAGAGTGCAGAAATGAGCGATGGGGTGACTTCCTTACAGGAGGCTAGTAAACGCTTTGATGCTGCCAAGAGTATCACGGAAAAGAAGAAGATGCGCCAGAAGATGAAGAAATTCCTCTCGCAGAGTGATTACAAGGCTTTCACCCAGAAGGAGGCTCTGGACATGGTGCAGGGCTATCTGAACGGTGATGAAGACTTGAAGGAAATGGAGAAGGCTGAAAGCAAGTACCTGATGAAGGCTAAGGCAGAGGACGTGACGGAGGACTGGAGAATACAGAACGTCTGGAACGGAACCATTGAGACTTATCAGGAGTATCAGCGTTTGAAGGATGTTGATAAGGCGAAGGCAAATGCCTTTAAGAACAGCAAGACCAACAAGCGACTGTTTGCGGCTAGAAAGGCTATCTCTGCTGCAAGAAGGAAGATGAATAAGGCTAAGAAGCAAATGGATGGTACGAACGATGCTGCCAAACTGGTAGAGATTCGGAATACCAGAAAGGAGCTGCTAAAAACGTTGAACGGAATGGAGTAGCCTTCGGGCTACTTCATTCTAGGAAATGTTCTATATTTCCGAAAATAGGCTTTGGCCAATTCAATTTTATGTTCGATATTTCTACAAACAGAAAAAGGGACTTGCTTCACAGCGAGTCCCTTTTTGATAGTTATAAAAATCTAATTCCAAATAAATTTAAAATAGTTATGATTAATGAATCATTTGTGTGTTTAAAGTTGAAGATGTTGGAGCGATGTTATCCGAGAGAAGGACCAGATGCATTCTCTGGTTCCTTTTTCTTTGGTGTTGCCCAGCGTATGTAATCAGCCATGCTGTCATCCATGCGCTGTTGTTCACTCTTTGGATTCTCCTTCTTTTTCTCGCCCCAGAGACGTTGGGCAATATCATCCAAGCACCATTGCCAATCGTCTCGAAGAGTGATGACCTTGGAACTTGGCATGATGGTTACATCTGCCTTTGGTGGATCAACATGCTTGGTGTTGCCATCCTTATCGGTCTCCTCCTTGGTACTGAGAGAGGCGAAAGGTACATTATTATCGTTAAGGAACTTTTCTACATCATCTTTTTTGTTGTCACAGAGAAGAATGCAGACAGAAACCTTATTCTTCTTCAAGGTGGTAAGGGCTTCTTTAGCCTTGCCTACCATGGAGAGGTTGCCTTTATCATCTTTTGTAATGACGCAGGCTTCATGTACATTGATAGATTTACTCATAATATCTAATATATTAGAAATTCAACATGTTTTAATGAATTGCGGAACAAAAATACAATATAAGGGAGCATAAAGAGTGATAATTTGCGCAGATTATCACAAAGGTTGGCAAAAAAAAGAGTATTTTTGGCGAAAAATTAAGAATTATGGTTGACAATCATGTAATAAATGACATATCGAACTATGCAGAGCCGGGACCAGACTCACTTGAAGGAGTGAGCCGAGAGCGGTTTACGCAGAGCGAAAGCAATCTTAAGTTGCTGCAATGGGCTTGCCAATACTTCTATGATGGTGCAGAACTGAGAAAGAAGTGGAAGCGAGCGCAAGACTTCGTGATGGGAAGACAGTTGGAAGAGCTGATAGAATGGAACGGAAGAAAGATTACCATCCGGCAGTATATGGAACTGAAAGGTATGCCAATACTGGAATACGATGTAATCGGAGACAAACTTCTTTCACTCGTTGGTCTTGTGCGCCAGCAGCGCAGTACTGCTACATGTAGTGCCGTGGATCCAAACGAGGAAGACTATATCAGTTTCTTCAATGAATATCTTCGTCAGAACGACAACTTGAACGACAGGCAAGAGTTAGATGCGAGAATGTTCTATGCCTTCTGTGTCTTCGCCTTTGTGGGCATGAAAACCTATTATGGCAGAAGGGATGGCAAGAATGGCATCTTTGACTATTCTGTAGACATCTTTAAGTTAGCTTTACCACCTTTTTTTAAGTATGACCTGAGCGATGTGGAATTTATTGCTGAGGCTCATGATTTGACTTGGCGAGAGATTATTGCTACCTTTACAAATGGAAGCAAGGAAGAGGCTAATAAACTCAGTGAGATCTATCTACAGACGCAGCACCATTTTGCGCCCGAACAGACTTATCACCCGACTGGTGAAGCCCAGTATGCCGGAATAGATGATTTCACCCATTCTTCAGTAGTAGGCAAGTACAGGGTATTGGAAATCTGGACAAAAGAAACCAGACCTGCCATTTGGGTACATGACTGGGAGAGTGGAGATTGCGGCTATGCTTCTCCTGACCAGCGAGCCTTTTATGAGGAAAAGAAGCGCAAAATAGAGGAATCCAACATCATGAAAGATGAAAATGGTCTACCTGTGCTCGATGAGAATGGTGAGCCTATCTATTATGTAGACCCTTCAGAACTTAAGACCATCGAAATTAAGGATGAGGCTGAAACCTACTGGTTCAGAAGATATATCACACCGAATGGCTATCTGCTGGATGCCAGGGAATCACCATATTATGTGCTCAGGGACGGATTCAGAACCTCTATCCATCCATACACCTTCGTTGCCTATCCATGCTTGAATGGCGAAGTAAGAAGTTTTACGATGCGAGCCGAAAACAACCAGCGCACCTTGAACCATTATATGATGATGATTAACTTTATCGTGGCCAATGGTGCCAAGGGTACGATGCTTGTGGACGAGAACGCATTGAGCGAGAAACAGAGCATCGATGAAATGCAGGTGAACTATACCAAAACGGATAGTATTATCTTGTGGAACTCGAAGAACGGAGGCAAGCCACCGCAGACTTTGGTCAACAAGAGTATTCCGGCAGGTGTTGACTTCATGGTGAACTTTGCCAAGACGATGGCAAGCGAGGGAAGTGGTGTGCAGGGTGCTCTACAAGGTCAGCATCGGAATACCAGCGGTAAGCAATACCAGTTGGAAAGAGAATCATCATCTACCACCATACAGGACTTTGTTGAGAGTTTCAACAACTTTAAGGTACGTGTGGCCAAGAAGAAACTTTACCTGATACAGGAATTTTGCACCGATGCGGACAGCGTAAAACTGACTGGTGATGAATTTGAAATTCACTTCAATTCAGAGACCATGAGAGATATGGATCTAGATGTTTCTATCGACTTGGACGCATACAGTCCACTTATCAGAGCTGCCAACAACGATATGGCTTGGCAGATGATGGTGAGCGGCAAGATGGATCCTTATACCATGCTTACGGTTGCTAATTTCCCTGGTACAGGAAGAATGAGAAAATACTTCAAGGAACAACTGGAAAAGCTAGAAGCTCTTCAGGCACAGCAAGCAGCCAATGGACAGATGCCTACAGATGGAGGGCAACAACAGGCAACAGCACCTGACACGCATCTAAAGGCCAGTGATGGAGCAAATGATTTGGCAGCTCTTCCTTCGGCAGCTATGTAGAAAAGAAGTTCTTAGTTAATTCATAATATTGAACGAAATGTTGTTCAGTTCTTAGATTAGATTATTTTATAGGGTTTTTAGTTTTTAAGGTTATTTGATTGTGAAGAGGAAGCCGTGATGGTCTCCTCTTCTTTTTGTTTATTCAATACCATGTTTCTTCTTGTATATGCGTAACTTAAACATCAGGGTAGAAACTCGGTACATGTAATACTCTTGCCATTGTTTCAACTTCTTGGCTCTAACCTTGTTGTCGGCATCGCAGCCGTTGGCTCCCCACTTGGAAGGAGTGTAGTAGTAGGAGGCATCCTTGATGTCTTCTACGTTTTTGAAATAGCGAGTGGCTTTCCACTTGCCCATCTGGACTAATCTTCGATATGCGAGCATGCACTTGCGGTTAGGATCGTAGGTCATAATCGCCCAATCTTTATGCGACTGGTCGTAGAGCATGTAGAAACGAGGCGCACCACATTCTTTATACTTGGCAATGGTTGCCTTGACTCCTTTTTGCCACATGCGTGTAGCACGGAAGAGTTCGATACGAGTGACGATAGGCTGGTAGACAACTATGAGCATCTTACGCAGCAGATTAGAATAACTTTGTTTCATTTTTCTTATTACTTTTAATTATTAACTTATATGGACAGGCGATAGAATCGCCTGGAACGGTGACTATACAGGGGACGGATTATAATGCTGGCTAGATAGAGGCTAGCTGCCACCACCTATGCCTGACAACTCAGCTACTACTGGTGGGCGGTTGCGGAGACGTTCACGCTCTATCTCTGACTTTGAACGGAATGGAACGATTTCCGGTGCTGGCATATCCTTTTCCACGTAGAGGGCAATAGCGCGCGCCATGACACGGTCATCATGCTTACCGGCTACGGCTCCATAACAGTCGTTCTGCTTGTAATAGAGGAAGTAGGTACATTCATCTATTGCCGCAAGTTCTCGCTCCATATAGCCGCCATCACGGATGATGCGAGCCATGGTCTTCACTACTGCCACCTTAGTTGCCTTGTTGGTATTGAATCCCCACTTCATTTCGATATTCTTCACCTTCTTCAGTTTGGACTGTGATGCGCTATAGAGGTTATCGTATAGAGGCAGAAGGATAGGGAAGAACAGCTCTGACTGGTTGCCCTCAGTATTGTTCATTCTCGAATAGGCCGTATTGTTCTCGATGACCAGATAAGCATCATTATAGAAATGGGCTATCTGGGCGCAGCGCATAGCTAGCTGATCGGCATCGCAGTGGCCATGCCACTCAGCTACGATTTCTGGTACGCCACCATAGATTTCATCATAGCGGTCGAGCACCACGATGTCGGAGGGGTCGGAGGTTTTATGAGAGCCACCAATATCACAGGACACAACATAGCGATGCTTGACAATCTCGGAGTTGTCGGGTCCAGCCCAAACTTTTAGAGGTCCACCAGCACGCTCTACGAAACGGATGTTGTTCATGCAAGCAGGGTCGGC